CCTGTATTCCCAACTAAATACATTTTGGTGCCATCATTACTGAAGGCTATGTCAAGGCAGTTATTTTCCTCACTAAGTACACTAAAGCTCACGTTATCATAAGAGATAGAGCTTAAATCAAAAGCCGTTGATAAAGAATATTGATACACCTTATCATCGCTGTTCATCACCACATAAACCTTAGTCCCGGCAGGGTTGAAGCGGAAACCGTAAGGTTGACTTGCCTGATTAGTTACACTGAATTGAACATTATTATATGAGGCTGAACTTACCGTGAAGGCAGTAGACAAAGTATATTCATGTATTTCATGAGAAAAGCCACAAATATACATTTTGGTGCCATCAGTGTTGAATACTAGGCCAGATGGATAAGTATCCTGACTAGATACGCTGAAGCTCACGTTGGCATAGGAAGCACTACTTAGATCGAAACCTGTCGTTAGCGTATATTGATATACAGTTTTATTCGTATGCCCAAGAACATACATCTTTGTGCCGTCAGTATTAAAAGCCAATCCTGTAGGAGCTGACTCCTGACTAGATACGCTGAAGCTGACACTACTGTATGAAGAGGTACTTAGGTCAAAAGCTGTCGATAGCGTATATTGATATATGGTGTCATTTGCGAATCCAAGGACGAACATCTTGGTGCCATCAGCGTTGAAAGCCATGCTAAAAGGCGCATTATCCTGACTATTCACGCTGAAGCTAACACTATCGTAAGATGCGTCAGATATAGTAGCAGTCCAACCTGATGCGCCACCGCCGCCGCCACCGCCACCGCCAGAACCAGACCCCGTTGAAACACCAGCGGCTGCTTGAATGAGTTTTTTAGTTGTAGCCATTGTGTGTGCTCCTCGCTATGCTAGAGCCTGACCCGCCGTAAAGCCAAGCCAAGTAGTCCCGCCATCTCTAGTAGTAAATACAAAATAATCGACTGCATTTGCAGTTCCTGTGAGCGTTGGCGCTGAACCGCCGGGCCAGTCTATACTTGAAGGCCAAGTTACTGCATGGCCTGACCCGCCACTATCTTGTTTAAGCTCAAGGCTAAAAGTGTAAGCTGTGCCGCTGGCGGGTGGATTTGTGAATGTAAAAGTGGTTGCAGCGGATAGAACTAAACTGAATGAGTTACCCGCCTCACAATTCACAGCCGGGGTTGCTCCAGACAAGGCCGCGTAAGTTTCATTGTAGCTATCAACTAATAGCTCACCTGTAATGTCTACGTCTCCAGTGTAAGTTGCGCCCAACTTTGCATTCAACTGCGTTTGGATTGCACTTGTCACACCATCAACATAACCAAGTTCAGTGGCGGTCAAAGTTGATGGAACTCCATCTAAAGTATTTAACTCCGCTGCGGTTGCCGTAACACTTAGGTCTGAAAGGGACGATACAGTGCCAGTTCCTTTTGCGTTTAACTGCGTCTGGATCGCGCTTGTAACTCCATCAACATAACCAAGTTCAGTAGTTGTTAACGTCGCTGGAATACCGTCAAGAACATTTAACTCCGCTGCGGTTGCGGTAATGCTTAAATTTGCCAATGACGAAACCGTGCCAGTGCCTTTTGCATCAAGTTGAGTCTGAATTGCGCTGGTTACTCCATCAACATAATTTAATTCAGTCGTGGATAAGGTCGCTCCAGACAATATATTAAGTTGTGCAGCTGTAGCTGTAACGCCCAGATCAGATAAGTCATCAATCGCGCCGACTTCTACTGACCCACCCATATTCGAATGATTGGCGCAGTAATAGAAAAGATCATAGGGTGCATCTTGCTCTAAAGTTACTTGAACGTAAGCACCCGCTGATCCGGCTGTACCAACGGTTGTAACGCCTGTTGTGAACGCACTCCCGCTTGCATGAGTACCGTTAGATGTTGTGCTTAATAAAAGAGGGTGTGACGAATTAGAGCTATGAGACTGGTCAAAACGATAGGTAAGGGATGGAGTCAATCTAGCCCTTTGCTGTTGCGTTCCATCCAAATAAAACTTACCTCCAGAGACTGTAACCACAATCGCTGGCGCTGTCAGGACAGCAGGTGTGCCGGTTATATCAGCATAAGCACCAGAGGTAGCCACAGTCGAGAGACCAGCAATCTTAGTGGCAGCAATAGCTGCATCCGCCGCGATGTCTACGTTTTGAATTGTGCCGTCTGTGATGCCTGCGCTTGTCACATTCTGTGTTACTGCGCTGGGCGTGTTGCCTATATAAGCCATTTTGATATGCCCCTATGTTTGTTCGAGAACGGACACAATAACGTCAGCCGAGGAGGCCGCGCTACTTGTGACTTTGATGATGTCGGTAGTCTCCAAGACTACTTTTTGGTCTCCACCGATGGGAACTAATGCTCCACCAGCAGGCACGGAAGCGCCCTTCACTAGAAACACCGTTGCCGAGGCTGAAGTGTCTGTCACTGCAACATCAACTGTGATTTGAGAGCCAGATCGGTTTGCAACCGTCAGTCCTATCACAGTGGTAGTAGTTGCACTTGGTGCAGTGTAGACGCTTGTCTGCCCCGTGCCTATTGATGCGGTTACAGCATTTTTGAAAGTATTAGCCATTTATTGTTTCCTCATCCAAGCGCTATCGCTAGTGCCAATGCATCATCATTGCTTGTTCCTACTGCTTCGTACCGAGCATCACTTTGTGTTTTTGTGTAGAAGTTTGTGTCGATGCCTAAGGTTGTGCGAGCAGCCGCTGCGTTTGCATCATCAATCAACGTCGCGCCATAGCTCGAGATCGTGCTGGTTTCGACCTTGTCCGAGTTTAGGTTAGTAAAGTTAGCATCCACCTCGTTATTAGTAAGGGGCGAACCTTTGCCTGATCGTGTTACTATGGTAGCCATGAGCCGCCCCTTTCAAACTTTGAGTTAACGCGTTAACAAATTAAGACGCCGCGAGTGTGATGGTCCAAGTTACAGATAGAGTATCGTCAGCCGCCTTGTTAACTACGCTGAACACGGTACGACAAAGCATATCGCCGCTGGAAGATGCGTTAAATATACCGGCTTCTGTTACCGCACCCGTTCCGTCGCCTGCTTCGAAAGAAGACACGTAAACAACTTTTTCGTTGTTACTTCCGGCGATAGTTGTAGAGTCCAAAGCCTCGCGAGACCCCAGAACAGAAACAAGGTCAGTTTGGCCTGCCGCAGCAGCAGTCGTGCCAGAGCCAAGAGCCATATGAGACATGACAGCCTTCGACGTACCAGTCATGCGCGATATAATGAACGCTAGACCAGTGTCCACAACGAGGTTTTTAACCTCTCGCTGTTCTTTAACGGTTCCGGTCTTGTCCTTTAGGACGATGTTAAGCTGACCAGAGAGCTTTAAGTTTTCGTTAATCATAACGATCTCCTAAGTAAATGTTCGGGAAGCACCGACGAAATCTTCCGAAAAGTAAGTGAAGTCAGAGTAGTTATGACTTCGTAGTGATCCCGCGTCGGTTGCGGAAGTCGTGTCAGACAGACGTGCGCCGAAGTTAAAAAAGTTGTCGTCTGTAAACGCAAGATTTTCCGCAAATGCTCTAACGCGTGATAGGGCCAGAGCGACAAAGTCGCTAAAAGTAGCAGCGTCGATTCTGACCTTTATAAACTGTATCTCTTGATCGTCTAAGGGTGTTGCCGTGCCGTCCAAGTCGTCCGTAGCAGTCACCGCATCCAAAAATAATTTGGTTATTGCTAAAGAATTTATCGCGTCCGTCGCTACTGGAGTTTCGGAGTATCCTTTGCCCGATATATACGTGAGAATTTCGTCAGTGATAGACAACGAATTACCTAACGGGCGTTGTAACCCCACAGCAGTAATTTCTTGAACGGTTGCAGTGTCCAAGAACGGTCTGCCGTACCCTATGCTTCTCGCGAAAACATCTGTCACCGACGCCACGTCAAAAGCAGACTTGCTAGAAAGCAGCGACGTAGTATCTTCCAAGTGGGCGGTGTCTTGTAGCGCCTTCGTAAAAGCACGCGTCGCGACATCTACCGCGTCAGCGTCGTCGGTTAAGGTTCTAAATATCGCTTCCACGAGACCAGAGGAACCATCTCCGTCAGAAGTCTCCAAGAGATCAATAAATTTTCCAGTCTCAAATTTTGCCACCATCTTATGGTAATCAACAGCAGACATAGTGATCTCAAGCTGCGAAAACGCAACTTTTAGAGCATTAACAAAAACTGCCGACTTCAGCTTCATGCAAAGTCCTCACGTATTTTAAACTTTAAAAGATCAAAAAGGGTTTCACGAAGTCCGGTAGATAAAACAACTTCAACTTGGCCTTCGTAAGAGCCAACTTCTTGTGTAAGATCATTCGTTTGCCACTGTAGAATTGCTTCACCGTTGGAGGCCGTGTTTTGGTCGATGAACAGCTGTCTGCTAAACAGTACAGTTTCTTCGCCAGCAGCTCTAAAATGCAGTGTTACCGTACCGCTGGTAAGATTAATCGGACTACCTGTATCACCTTCAGTAAGCGTTAACTTAATTTGTGGGCCGGTATCACCTTGAACATAATTAAAAGAAGTTGCCATTATCTCCCCCCGCGCGCGGTTGCTCGATCAAAGCCCACGCTAGCCATTCTCAGGTTAACCCGGCGTGTGTCACGACCTTTAGCGGCGTCCATGTGCTTGTAGAACTCAGTTTTGTAGTACATTGCTAATTCGGGGTTAGACCACTCCTTGCCCGGAATGATCGTTAGTCGCCAAATGGCTCCGCACGCGATAGAGCGCCCGTGCGTTTCAAAGATAAAATCTTCTACGCCTGTGGCTGACAAAGACGGCTTCAGTACGCCCACACCCTCGAACGTGTACTTTCGATCAGGCGTTGGAAAAAAACGTATTTGGCTGTCTTGGTATATACTAAACGATGTAGGTGCCGAAGTATCGGCGGTATTGGAAACATGAAAGTGACGATCCGTTACCCTGTTCACAGGAGTTCCGTTGACGAACAGAGTAAGAATGTTCTCTAGTACAGCATCTGTAGGTACGTCGATCTCGTAGTCGGACGTATTCTTACTGGTAAAATCGGAGTCGATGTCAAATCTCCACAGTTCGCTGCGCGCGATGTACTCAGCGGCAGCTTCCTGCAAATGCGTTTGTATAATTATTTCCGGGCAACCCGGAACATGGGGCTGCACGTAAGGAAAGAAGTTGTCCCACGTTTTTGCCATCGTCGCTCCTTAACCTCCCGAGTTCGGCGAAACTGCCGCGTCTACTTCAGTTTTTGTACCAATCGCCGCGTTGAATGTCTGAAATGCAGCCGCAGCACGTTGTTCATTCGCTCCGTACTCGGCGTCTTTCGAGTAAGCGCGGTACAAAACCCAATCGGTTATCGGGCTTAAATAAATATCGTCTAGCTTAATCACTTCGGCATGATTGTTGGCCGGGTCTAACTGAGTTGCAGTTAAACTGTGAGAGCCGGGAACGTCGGTGTAAATCATCTCGACGGCGGCACTACTTGTCGCAGGAGGATACACGTAGAACTCCTTGGGGTGTCGAGGGTCGTATGTGTAGTGCTGAATATCGTTAGACTGCGTCTCGGCGTGCCATCCGGGGCGTTGATCGTCTAAAACGCTGCGCGCAACTACTCGAACAACTTTCTTGTTGGAGGTGCTGAGAACGTTTCGAGTAATATCTATTAGCCGCAGAGCTGTAGGAAACCCGCCACTGGACGAGGTAAGCTGCTGTTTTGTCCCGGCGGCGCATGTAAAAGTATCGCACTTAGCGTTCGCATCAGGGCGAAGTAAAACAATACTAAGGTACGCCTCGTTCAACCACTTTTGTAGCTCAACGCGGGGCCAACGCACGTTTGCGTCCTGCAATATAGCTTCGACGCGTGAAATTACGTCAATAACTTTTATAGTAGCCATCAGCAGCCCTCTAGCGGTTGTGGAAGGGGGATTGCGCCCCCTCCCGTTAAGTCAGTGATTAGCTGGCTGCGCCGACGATTGCAGTGCAGAGAGCTTCTGGTTTAACAACCTTGCGCCCATATACGGCTAGGCCGCGAACGATGTCGCCGAAGTCAGTCTGGTTACGCAGTGGCTCAGTTTTGCTGATCTGCGAAGCAAACGAACAAGCTGTACTTGTACCAGCGACCATCATGCGGCGTGCTTTAGCGTTACTCACTGAAGCGCCGCTAGCAGTGGCTGAAAGACCTGCAACAAGTGCTTTACCTGCTTGGCCTTTTGGCAGCAAGTTGGACACATACACAGTGAAGCGATCCAGCATACCGATTTTACCGGTACGAATGGTGCTTGACTGATCGCCTGTGAAGTAGGCTTGAGCAATGTCTGTTTGCATCAGCAACTGACGATCACGTGGTGAAATGATGAGCCAGCGGCCATCTTCCGGTACGTTTTGCTCATCAAGCGCTGAAGACATTTGCAAGATTGTGTTCAAAATGTTTGCAGGAGTTGCTTGGTCGATTGGAGCTACGTCAGTACCCAAGTTGTAAGCACCTGAGATAGCGCCAGCAGTCGCACCTTTGTTCAGCGCGGTCGCGCCTGTGGTTACAAACCAGTTGAAGAACGTATCGTTTTCAATGTTGATCTTCAGCTGTTTAGCAGCGTCGTCAGTGAACATGTTCATCAAGTCCATGTCCGCTTGGTGCGCGAGTACATCGTTGACCTGTACGCTAAAGTATTTACCTTGGTCGATCTGCATGTCTTGGTAGATCGGTGTAGGAACTTCAGAAGTCAGGGTAGTACCAGCGCCAGCGTAATCGTTGATTGTGATAGATGGTGCAGTACGAATACGAATTGTATCGCCTTGGTTTTTGATCTCGCCTTCCCAATCAGTGTTGGAAATTTCGGTCATCATGGTGTTCGCGTAGAACTTAGCGTTCAACTT